AGTGTTGTCAACGTTGACCATACCTACTTGTGTTAGCGTGTTGTTAGGCTCGAAGGGATCGTTAAAGATTTCCTTGTCCTTCCATGTCACACTGTTTTCTACGTCTAATACTAATCGCATGTGTTCCTGCCTTTCTATGCCGTATAGATGGAGCGCTCCCCGTCTAGCTCACAATGCACTACTCCGTGCCAGCCACCTTTAAGTTTATTCTTTGCTATGTTCAAGTGGCGCTGGGTGTCTTCTTCATCTGCGCCCTCTACCATTGGGTTTTTAGAGATCAAAACCATTAGATCGGCCTCTGCAGCTTTACCTGTCTTAGACCCTTCCATCATAGACTGATCCACGAATACCTTACCCTCTGCTACAGCGGATAGCTGTGACATCCAGATCACGCAGCACTTGTATTGCTTAGCGATGTTACGTGCGTAGATAGCTGCATCCTTGAGGTACACATCTGACTTGTCGCTGTTCTTGGTGGCAAACTTATCACCCATGTCTAGAACTACGATGTCAGGCTTCTCTTGTTTGACTACAGATTCCACCCAAGACATGTCTTTGTTTGTGCAGTCCTTGATACGAATGTTCTGCTTGATAGGCTGATACCGTGAACGTGCTAACGCTATGTTAGTCTTAACTTCATCTAAGGACATGTTGGTAGCAGCAGATAAGTACCGTGCACCTACACGCTCATAGCTTTCCTCATTACACAACACGATGCACTTAGCACCCTGTGATGCCCAACCATCAGGTCCAGCTATAAGAGAGGCATGGAAAGAAGTTTTACCAGTATTGGGACGAGCGCCAACCAGCAAAAGATGACCACCGCTAACACCTTCCACCTTCCGACGGAGACTTGGAATGTTAAACTTCCATTGGGTTTGCAGATCGTTGGCATCAAGTAGCGTGTCAATGCTAATGTCATCCCAATCAACACGAAGGTTAGGAGTAAAATCATCTTTGTAATCCTCTAGTAAACGACGCAATGGCTCTAAGCTTGTCTTGGTTCCGTTCACGAACTCAAAGCCGATGTTAGCAACCTGGTCACCCACGTATTGCTGGAACATCTTACCCATTACATCTTCAGCTATCTCTGTCTTAATAGCTTGTGTGTTCTCAATCTTCCGAAACAGATCAGCGTAGGCTGTCTTGGTAGCTGTGGTCATGCTCTGGTTTTGAGCGTAGAACAAAGCCTCAAGGTCAGGCACTGACAGGTCACCGTCATAGGTTTCCATAGCTGTGTCTAACGTCTGTTTAATCTTGCGCATGTCCTTGGTGAATATCTTATCGGGACAGCGAATGCCTTTGTGCTTTTCGTAAAACTCACGATCCAGCAAAGTTTTTAACAAACTAATTTCCATCTGTGTTTCCTAACATCATTCTAAATAGTACTTCCAGTGCAGCGAGGGGCCACATGATAGCGAACCGCCACGGTGCATAGGGGTCATTCTCAGGATCGTGTGACTCTGAGATGTACATGAATAGCGGTATAGCTAACATATACATGAAAAGTATACCGCTCAAAAAGTTAACCATTCTTAGCCTTTCGCTCTAACGCGCGTTTGCGTTCTTCCTTAGACATAGAACGGATCACGCGCTGGGGATACTCGCACACGATAGCTGTGTTCCATCTCTTCTGTTCTTCCTCTGCTTCTTCAATAGAGTCAAACAGTCTTGGCTCAGGATGATTGCGAAACATACTAGCGTTCTCTGGTACGTACATCCAATCACCGTCAACGTCTATCATCAAAGCAAACTTTGGATTACTCACTGCTGTCATTGCGTAGTTCCTTCCACGATACAGGAAACAACTGTTCCATCTCTTCATCAATCGCATCAGCTACAAAGCTTGTCTCTGCTTGCGTGTCAGGCTTACAGCGTAGGTTGCACATGTCAGCGAATGCATCTAGGCTACCTGACCAGTACCACTCAGTCATCATAGACTGTGGCAGCACCATACGTGCTTGTTCAGGGCAGATACCCCAATCAATCATCACTTTGTAATGATCTAGCGCATCTCTATACATTGCCTCTGGTCTAATTGGACACCTCAGTTCACCATCACTACCTTGTTTCTTATCTTCGGCACGTCCACGCCAAACATCAGGCATATAAAACTCTGGCTCTTCATCCACATAGCGACGACTTATCTCATTCCATCGCAGGAACTTATGCTTCACAAGTTGCCGTGCTACAAAGAGTGGTGCCTTGACGTGAAAGCTTGCAAAGGCATGACCAAAAGGAGACATGTGTTTATGCTTTGCGAGATACTTGATTAGCCTAGCGTCCTTGTGCTGCAGTACTTTAGGCTCACCCATGTGAACCCTTGGCATGTACTCAGACTTCTTGCCGAAGCTTACACGGGCTGCATTGACTACGTTTAGGTCATCACCCATGCGATCAATTAATGTTACTACAATATCAGTCATCCTGTTTTAGTCCTTCCAAAATTTGGATAGCTTGTTCGTGCGTGATCTTGAACCACTCATTGTTACGCTCACCAAGCTTTGCTGCTAGCTTATGTGCAGCTCTTTCTGTTACGCTACGATCATCAGAGTAGATGTGATGCAGCAAACTGTAGTCACGCATAGGTGAGCTGGTCTGATAACCGTTAAGCCTATCCTCTGCGTCAATAGCCATACCTATCTTGATCCACTCAGGCCAAGCAGGATTAGTGATAGCGTACACGTACCCTTCCTTAACTGTCTCTTGTTTCTGTAGAGCTGCAAAGGCAGCATCGCCAAATGATTTGTAGCGTCCCGGTTTATACAGGGGATGTGTTTTTGGTATATGTTTACCGCCTACGTACATACGCTCAGCGTTTATCTTTTTATTAGTTTCAGCAACGCATGACGTACACTTAAACCAATGCTTATCCATGTATTTCTGATAGCAGTTCTCACCTACTATAAGTTCAACACCACAGTGAATGCAGTTCTTTGTTTCCACGATATCTTTCATAGGACTTCCTTTAACTTTTCGATGTCGTTATCTAAACGATACTTAATATCGTCTTCCAGTTTAAATGCAATCGCCTTGATCCCTGTCCAAGATTCAATCACACGTTTGTACTCCAACGTCTTTGACATAGCGTCGGGGTCTAATGCAACAACTATTTTATCGTACTCTGATATCTTTTCCATGTGTGCTGCAGTTAGCTGTGTCCCTAGGATAGCCATAGCTGTGATGTTCGGAAACTCTTGCCATGCTACTATGGACGATATTACGTCCTCTACCACAAGCAGCGTCCGTCCGTCGCCAATGGTAAAGTAATCTGCTAATCCCGTGTAGCGATACCACTTAGGATATGTGTTAGGACCAATCGCTCTACCTATAGCGTCGATGATGCGTCCGTCCTTCTTAATCGGAAACACCGCACGTTCAGACTTAACGTCATACATGATGTCACGTGATGATATGCCCCAGCGCCTCATAAAGCGCCACAGTCTAGAGAACTCGTCTTGCGCTGTGGGGTACACCATATACTCTGGTATCTCCATTGTCTGAGCTTCTGCTTTAATCACAGGCTCAGGGTTCATATGTCTGCGTATCTCTGCTGCAGTCATGTCCGTATCAAACTGTCCACCTACATCACAGCCAAGCTTGTAGCAGTTGTACCTTAGTACACCCGTGTCTATGTTAGCGGTGAAGGTATTCTTACCGCCACAGAACGGACAGTTACCACGCCAATTACCATGCGTTGTCATATCAGATGCAAACGCTCGATGTTTGTGCCACTCAGTCATCATCGTTGTTCCCTCTTGCTGCTAGTGCTTTGCTTGCACCGCTGAATGTATTAACCATGTAAGGCTTTACAGATTGAGGGTTAACATGCCCACTAACCTGCATGATGCCAAACATATCTACACCACCCTCTAGCATTTCTGTGATGGCTGTCCTGCGTAGGTCCATCGCTGTTAGTTCAAGTGGTAGATTAGCTTTGCTCAATACGGCATTGATAAGCTTTGATATCTCGTCAACCTCGTATGGTGTATATGCTCCTGCGCGTGGCTTTATGCGGGGCGCAACAAACTCTTGAAACTCAAAATCCTGCTTTTGTTCGCGTAACATTTTGCATAGTCCCTTGTTAATTGGCAAGTGCACCTCTGCGTTTCGCTTACTCTGCGTAAGGTCCAAGCGACAAGTGTCTAGATCAAGCTTATCCCATGTCATGAGGCGCATGTCACCTACACGCTGCCCCCAATCATATGCCATGTGAACGATCAGACCGATGCTGCGATACTGAAAATCACTGTAAGCTGTATCAAGAAACTTGCGTACCTGCTCACGTGTCCAGCGCACACGGCGTGGCTTCGATGTCACCCCACGTATGAGTGAGCACGGGTTGTGCATCATGTAGTCCCTGCGCATTCCATACTTCCATGCAGCACTGAATGCAGCCTTGCGATAGTTTGCGTTGTATACGCCTGTCTCTACCCACTGCTCATAGGCAATGTTCATTGTGGAAGCTTTGATCTCGTCAAGCGTATGCTGTGCTAGATGCTTGCGTCCAACTTTGGTCTTGAGAGCATAGCCTAGTTGCTGCTCATACTTTTTCTGTGTCGTACCCTTGAGCCGCTTGAAATCAGCAGATCGCATGTACTCTCTGAATAATGCCTTTAGTGTCATTACCATTGTTTCCTTACTTTCCAGTACACCCAACAGTG